GGACGCTGCGAGTTACGCCTGGACCGGGTCGGCCGCCGGGCGGCGGGTGCCCAAGAGCACCGCTTCCGGTAGCTACACCTGGCTGGGCGCGGCGGCGGCGAACAGCTCCAGCGGCACGACCTCCGGCAGCTACACCTGGGCGGGCGCAGGCACTGGGCAGCGGACACCCAAGAGCACCGCCGTTGTTGGCTACACCTGGGCGGGAACAGCCGCCGGGTCGCGCGCCTCAAACGGCACCGCGGCCGGAACTTTCACCTGGAGCGGTTCAGCCACCGGGCGGCGGGTGCCCAAGAGCGTCGCGACCGGGACTCTCACCTGGGTCGGCGCAGCCGTCGGGCAGCGGACACCCAAGAGCACCGCGACCGTCGGCTACACCTGGGCGGGGGCGGGAACCGGAGCACACGCCCTGGGCGGCGCGGCCACCGGCAGCTACACCTGGGTCGGCACGGCTGCCGGTGCGCGCGCTCCGGTCGGCGCGACCACCGGGACTTACACCTGGACGGGCTCAGCCAGCGGGCAGCGCGCCCCGGTCGGCGCGACCACCGGGACCTACACCTGGGCCGGAACCACCACCGGGCAACGCGCCCCGGTCGGAGCGACCAGCGGCAGCTACACCTGGGCCGGGACGACCACCGGTGCACGCGACTCGAACGGCACCACCACCGGCAGCTACACCTGGGCGCTCTCGGACACGGTGGGATTCTCGGGCGGCACATACACCTGGGTCGGCTCGGCCGTGGGAGTGGCGACCCTGCTGATCGCCGGATCGGGAACGCTTGAGGACACCTCCATCGGCACCGTCGTCATCACCGACACCTCCGTGGACCTGGCCACAGCCAACAACGGAGCCGGGTTCTCACTCGTCGACTTGGCCACCTCCGACCTGGAGGTGGCGAGCATCGACTGGTCGGCCGCCCTGAATGACGCCCTGGCCGGATCGGTGACTCCTGAGAACACCCTCGTCGGCACTATCATCATCGGTGACAGCTCCGCTGCCATGGCCGCAACCAGCACCGGGACAGGGTCAGTCATGTTGGAGGATGCACCATGAGTACCCACGACGTCGGCGACCGGCGCAGGCTGACCATCACGGTCCGCGACGAGGACGGCGTGATAGCCGATCCGTTCGGAGTCGTGTTCCGGATGCGGGAACCGGACGACACCGTCACCGTCTACGTCTACGGAACCGACACCGAGGTGGTCAAGGATTCCCCCGGGGTGTACCACGTGGACTGGGACATCACCCTGGAAGGCCTGCACTTCTGGCGTTTCGAGACGACCGGCGACGTGATGGCCGCCGAGGAGACCACCTTCACCGTCCGGCGGTCGGCCTTCTACCCTGAAGAGAGCTAGACATGCAAAAATACCGGGCAGAGGTGAGCTAAATGGGGTTCTGGAGCAGCCTGTTCAGCGGCAACACGGCCGGAACGCCGAACGCCAACCCGCCGTCCCCCGTCAGCCCCGGCGATCCCGACGGACTCGACCTCACCGACTTCGAGAATCTGCCGGAAGCCCGCGCACTGCCCTGGATCCGGCCCAGCTCCTGGTCCGGCTATCCGGCGGACTGGTCGACACCGAACTTCAGCGCACAGGCCGAGTTCAACAAGCTCGTCGATGTCGCGTGGGCATGCCTCGACACCAACGCCGCGATCCTCGCCTCGATGCCGATCTACCGGATGCGCAACGGTCACATCATCGAACCGGCCAGTTGGATGCGCAACCCCGATCCGACGATCTACAACTCGTGGCAGGAATTCTTCAAGCAACTCGCCTGGGACTACATGCTCGGAGAGGCATTCGTCCTGCCGATGACCCGCAACGCCGGGGGCTTCCCCTCGAATTTCCGGGTGATTCCCCCGTGGCTCATCAACGTCGAGATGGCACCCGGCGGAACCCGGAAATACAACCTCGGTCCCCACGACGTCACCGACGAGATCCTGCACATCCGCTACCGGTCGACCACCGACGGTGCCCGCGGGATCGGCCCACTCGACGCCGCGGGCGGCCGGGTGATCACCATCGGGCTGCTGCAGCGTTACACCGACCACATCGCCGCGACCGGCGGAACCCCGCTGTGGTGGCTCAACATCGAACGCCGGATCACCGAGTCCGAGGGACGCGACATCCTCGACCGCTGGATCGAGTCGCGAACCAAATACTCCGGGTACCCGGCACTGGTCTCGGGCGGTGCCTCCCTGAACCAGGGCAAGACGATGGACGCCTCCGACATGACGCTGCTGGAACTGACCCAGTTCAGTGAGGCGCGCATCGCCATCCTGCTCGGGGTTCCCCCGTTCCTGGTGGGACTGCCGGGCGCCACCGGATCGCTCACCTACAGCAACATCGAAAGCCTCTACGAGTACCACGACCGAAGCTCGTTGCGGCCCAAGGGAAACGCCATGATGGAGGCGCTGTCCAGTTGGGCCCTACCCGCCGGCCAGTGCGCCGAACTGAACCGCGACGACTACACCCGGCCCGGCATTAAAGACCGCGCCGCCACCTATGAGATCCTCATCCGTTCGGGCATCCTGCTGCCCGAGGAAGCCCGCGCGATGGAGCGCCTGAACAACATCCCCGCCGCGCAGCAACTGACCGGACTGACGTACAGCGAAACCGGGGAATCTCCACTACCGCTGCCACAGCCCCAGCCGCGTCCGTCATCGTCATCGTCCTCTTCGTCTTCGTCGTCGTCGGCGTACGGGAAGTCCTCCTCCTCGCCACCCTCGAAGAAGTCCGCATCCGATGTGCGGCGACCGCGCGGTCACGGATACATCCCGTCGTGAAAATCGGCGTGTCGATAACCACTCGCAATCGACGCCCCGTCTTCGACCGGTCGCTGCGCCACTGGCGGTGCTGGATGCCCGAGGGAAGTGTTCTCGTCGTCGTCGACGACGCCAGCGACAACCCGCTGCGTGGGGACCGCTGGAATATAGACCATTCACTGCTCGTCGGCCTCATCAACAACGAACACCGGCTGGGCGTGGCCATGTCCAAGAACCTGGGCATCGCCGCCCTGCTGGACGCCGGATGCGACCACCTGTTCCTCGCCGACGACGACGTCGCGCCGGTGTGCGCCGACTGGTGGCGCCCCTACGTCGAATCCCCCGAGCCGCACCTGTCCTACCAGTGGTTCAACGCCAAGCGCCGGCGCGGGCAGTTGCTCGACGACAGGTGCCATGACGGTCGGCATTTCCAGGTGGACTTCCCGCGCGGCGTGCTGCTGTACGCCGAGCCCCGGGTCATCGACACCGTCGGTGGCATGGACCCGGCGTTCGGAGCGTGGGGCGGCGAACATGTCGAATGGCAGGCCCGCATCCACGAGGCCGGGCTGACCACCTGGCGCTATGCCGATGTCCTGGGATCTCAGCAACTGTGGTTTGAACCGATGACCCGTTCGACGTTCCCCGGCGCCCGGCGGCGGCGGGCGCTCATCTGCAACGGCAGGCAGTGGCAGAAACCTCGCCCGCGATTTGTCCCCTACCGCCGCGGTCACGGCACCCAGGACTATTCGAGACTTCCCCACCTCAACTGTGAAAACGCTGGCTGGCCGCTGCTGCAGCACGTCCTCGCACTCATGCCGTCCGGCACGGCGGTGGAGTTCGGCGTCGGATCGGGCGCCACCACCGAGATGATCGCCAAGCAGATGCCGGTGGTGGGGTTCGACAGTTTTAAGGGGCTGCCGGAATACTGGCGTCCCGAATACCGGAAAGGCTCCTTCGCCTACAGCGTTCCGATCATCGAGAACGCGACGATCGTCGAAGGCTGGTTCGCCGACACGCTGCCGCAGTTCGACTTCGGAGCCCTCGACCACATCGGACTGGTGCACTTCGACGCCGACCTCTACACGTCGACGCAGACCGCGCTCGACCACATCGGGCCGTATCTGCGCCCCGGAACGTACTGCGTGTTTGATGAAATGTTCGACTACCCGGGCTGGGAGTGCCATGAATACAAAGCGTGGCGGGAATTCGCCGACCGCACCGGAATCGGATGGACCGTCGTCGGATACGGCCCGAAAGAATCCTGGGCCATCAGGATCGGCTGACCAGCCCGTCACGCTCTTCGAGTTCGCCGGGCGCCGGGAGAACGTGGAGCTACAGCTTCCCCTGTTCCGGCGCATCCTCGCGCAGAATCCCCGGGTATCGATCCATCTGTGGAATCTCGCCCGGGAGAACAGCGACGACCAGTACCTGAAAGCCCTCAGCGAACCTGGAATCGAGATCCACCACCAGTTCTCGGGCCCGCGGGCGATGTCGCGCATCCCGAGGGTGTGGCAGCACTACAGCATGCCACGATTCTGCGAACACATCTTCGTCAAGATCGACGACGACGTCGTATTCCTGCAGACCGACCGGCTCGCCGACTTCGTCGCTGCAGTCCAGTCCCGGCCGGGCGCGATCGTCAGCGCGCTGACCGTGAACAACGGTGCGTCCACCCGGCTGATGCCGCGACTCTGGGAGCAGTTCGAGACACTCGGCATCCCGCTGCTCGACGTGCACATGTCCAACGCATTCGCCGAAAAGGCCCACAACTACATGTTCGAGCACTGGTCCGAACTGATCGACACCCCGCTGGAACTCACCGACTGCGAGGACTGGTGCTCGATCAACTGCATCGGCCTGGACTGGCCCACACTCGCCCGCCTCACCAATCGACTGGGCCACGCGCACCCGCGATTCGTCGCCGGACGAGAGTGGCACCCACGTCACCGCATCGGCGACGAAGGATCGGCGAACATGGAAAGCCGGCATATCCTGCAGGGCTTCCTGGCCGCGCACCTCGGATTCGGACCGCAGCAGCTCACCGGGAAGCAGGAGGCGCTATGGCGACACAGTTACGGCGAAATCGGACTCAAGTATCTGGCGGCCCGGGTGGCGGCCCAGTTGTAAACGCACTGATCGTCATCCCGTTCAGGGACCGGCACGTCGACCCGCTGCGGTCGGCCAACCTGGCGCGGGTACTGGAGCACTGGCGCGGGCTGCCGTCCCCGGTCATCGTCGTCGACGACGGCCGCGAAGGCTGCGCGCAATTCAACCGTTCGGCGGCCTACAACAGCGCCGCGGCGGCAAACGGCGCCGACGTGCTGATCTTCAGCGAGGCTGACATCATCATCGACTACGGCCAGATCACCCGGGCCATCATCCTGGCCGAGGAGGCACCCGGCCTGGTCATTCCCTTCGACGAGTTCCGGGCAGTCCCACCCGGAGACTCGCACTGGATACGCATGCACTCGGCTGAACCCGCCGACTGCGAATACTCGGTGATCAAAGGAAAGCGCGGCAGCATCGGAGCCGTCAACGTGGTGTCGCGCAAAACCCTCGACCTCGTCGGCCGCTACGACGAGAATTTTTCCGGCGCCTGGTACGACGACGACGCCATGAAGATCGCCTTCGAGGTCTGCGCAGGACCGACCCGGTGGGTGGACGGCCCCGCCTACCACCTGCACCACTGGTCCGGCGGCAAAGGCACCCACCTGAGCCCTGCCGACCGGCAGGCGACAGCCCGCAACCGCAACCGGCTGCGGCGCTACCGGCGGGCGGAAACCCCCGAGCAGATCCGGGCACTGACATGCGAGTAAACATCGGCATCGTCGCACACGACTCCCGCATGGACGCAGTGGTACAACTGGCCGAGGATGTCGGAGCCAACTACATCTCCCTCGACAACGGAAGGCTCGGCTGCGCGGGCAACCACCGGCAGGTGTGGCGCTGGCACCGCGACCACCCCGCGGAATGGAGTCTCACGCTGGAGGACGACGCCATCCCGGTGCCCGGATTCCGCAGGCAGCTCGACGCTGCACTGAAGGTGGCCCCGGCGCCGATCGTGTCGCTGTACCTGGGCGGCGGATACGTCGGCGACCGGCGCACACAAGCCGTGATCCGCACGGCCGAACAGACCCGGATGTGCTGGGTGACCACCCGGGGAGTGGTTCATCACGCGGTGGCCCTGGCGGTTCACCGGGAACTCGTCGCCACGCTGAGTACCGGAATGCTGCAGACCACGGAACCGATCGACAGGGCGATCAGCCGGTGGGCCCGAACCCGGGGGCACACGGTGGCCTACACCATCCCGTCCCTGGTGGACCACGCGGACGGACCCAGCCTCGTCACCCGTTACCGCCGCAACCCCCGGCGTGCCTGGTCAACAGGCAGCCGCGAAGAGTGGACCGATAGTGCAGCACCCCTGCGGTAGTCTGATTCAGCAGTTCCCATGAGGAGAAACGATGGCCGATGCTCCTAAACCGTACGGCAACGTGGCTTATGCCGACCCCGAAAATGGCAAATACCCCATCGACACCGAAGACCACGCACGCGCCGCGCTTTCCTACTTCTCCATGCCGAAAAACCGGGCCAAGTACGACCCCGAAAAGGCGAAGTCCATCATGGGCCGCATCAAGGCGGCCTGTAAAAGATTTGGAATCGAAGTGAGCAAAGACTCCGACAAAGAGGAACGCAGCGATTACACGGCGGCCACCGAAGTGGAAACCCGTTCGGCGAATATGTCGATCGACGGCGTGGACTTCGGGCAGCGCATCATCACCGTGCTCGCAGTGCCCTACGAACAGCCGACGAAAGTGCCTTTCCGCCAAGAGATTTGGAACGAGGTGTTTTCGCGCACGGCGTTCAACGGCATCGAAGCCCGTGCTCAGCGCGTCCCGGCGACGGCGGTGTTCGAGATCCCCGCGCCGGATCACCGGGGCGGGCGACTCGTCGGGCGGGTGATCAGGGCGGACTCGCACGACACGCAGGGACTGATCACCGACGTGAAGATCAGCGAGACCGAGCTGGGCACCGAGCTGTTGCAACTGGCGCGCGATGACGCACTGTCGGCCAGCATCGGCTTCATGGTGCGCAACCCCTACCGCGACCAGGAACTCAACCGGCAGAGTCTCACCCGCCGGATCAACAAAGCCTTTCTCGACCACCTGGCATTCGTGGGACAGCCGGCATACGAGGGCACCAGGATTCTCTCCATGCGTGCAGAAGACCAGCGCAGCGAATCCCAGGTTTTCACGCCGACCCCCAAGATGGACATGTATCTGAACGACCCAATTCTGCGCTGGGCGCAGGAACAGGTGCAGAAATAGCTGTTAATCTGAGCCTGGCTGCCAGGGCCTCGTTCACCGGGAGGGTGTCGCTCGCCGAGAGGGCTGTGGTTTGAAAAACACATTCCCCTTCGACAAAGGAGTTCCCTGAAATGGGCAGCAACGCACATTCCGGCGACGAGATGATCCGTCGCCTGGAAACCGAGCTACGTGAAAAGGAGTCCCTCGTCCGGGGCATCTTCGAGCGGGCCAACGCCTCCAACCGCGACATCGACGACCACGAGAGCGAAATGGTCGCCGAGTGCCGCGGGCGTATGGAGCAGATCCAGAAGCAGATGGAGCAGGTCGGCGAGGTCAACCGCATCGCCTACGAAACCCGCACCAAGGGCCGCCAGATCGACGACGCGGTGATGGCCATGAAGGGCAAGCCCAAGATGGGCGAAGTCGAGTACCGGTCAGCCGGTGAATTCATGCTCGACATGTGGAACAGCGCGCAGGGTAGCCGCGAGGCCAGCGACCGGCTCGAAGTCTTCCACCGCACCGCCTCGCACCAGAAGACCAGCGACTCCCTCGGTGTCATCCCCGACCCGATCGTCGGGCCCGTCATCGACTTCATCGACGCCGCACGACCGCTGGTATCCACGCTGGGCACCATGGCGCTGACCAGCGCCACGTTCTACCGGCCCATCGTCACCCAGCACCCGCAGGTAGGGCTGCAGGGCACCGCCGGCGCAGCCGCCGACGAAAAGACCGAGCTCGACAGCCAGAAGATGGTCATCACGCGCAAGACCGTGAACGCCAAGACACTTGGCGGCTACGTCAACGTGTCGCGTCAGGCGATCGACTTCTCCTCGCCGTCGGCACTCGACCTCGTCGTCAACGGTCTCGGGCAGCAGTACGCCATCGAAACCGAGGCACTCGTCGGTGACGCACTAGGCACCACCTCAACCGCGGCCGTGTCCTACGGCGCGGTGCCGACGGCCGACCTGGTCGCTGCGGCGGTATGGGAAGCGGCAGGCACCGTCTACACCGCGGTGCGCGGCATGGGCCGCCTGGTGATCGCCATCGCCCCGGATGTACTCGGGGTGTTCGGACCACTGTTCGCCCCGGTCAACCCTCGCGACGCGCAGTCGCAGGGCTTCGAGGCGGGCAAGTTCGCACAGGGACTGATGGGCTCCATCGCCGGAATCCCGGTCGTGATGTCCGCCGGTCTCGGCAGCGGCGAGGCGTTCCTGTTCTCGACCGCGGCCATCGAGGCGTTCGAGCAGCGGGTCGGCACCCTGCAGGTAGTGGAGCCGAGCGTGTTCGGCCTGCAGGTCGCCTACGCGGGATACTTCTCGACTCTCGTCGTCGAGGAAGATGCAATCGTTCCGCTGGTTCAGTCCTGATGTTCGTCCGCACAACAGCGGGCGGCAGGACGGTAGCCGTCGGTTCCGGGGTTCCGCGAGACTGGACCCCGGAGCCGAAAGCTCCGAAGAAAGCCGCGGCAAAAAAGGCCGCGCACGCACCCGAGCCTGCCGAGGCGGCAGAACCAAAACTGACGTTCAAGTCGGCACTGGACAAGGAGGCATAAATGGCCACCACCACAAGGACCAAGGACTACATGGGCCGGTTGCTGATCAACGCCGACCCCGGAACGACTGATCCGGCCCAGGATTACATGGGCCGGGACGTGATCGTCTCCAACAAGGACTACATGGGCCGCGTGCTGGTGGCCTGATGCCCGAGCTCACTGTCGGTGATGTACAGACGTTCACCAACGACAGGCTGTTGGCAAGCGACGCCAACGTGCAGCTCATGCTCGACGCTGCACTGGCGGCGTCGCGACGCGACTGTGGATGGTTCGTCTGTCCGGTCCTCGTCGATGATCAGGTCGTCATCGACGGACCGGACAGCCGGATTCTGAATCTGCCCACCCGCAGGCTGATCACGCCCACCGAGGTCACCGAGGACGGCGTCACGCTGACACTGTCCGATCTGAACTGGTCGGCCGGTGGGCCGCCGGGTCTTCTCGAACGGCCGGTGTCGATGCGCAAGAGGTCACGGGGATTCTGGAGCTCCGAATACCAGGCCGTCACCGTGACGATGACCCACGGCTACACCGAGACGGAAGCCGCCGACTGGCGCTACGCGGTGCTGTCCATGGTGGATCAGATGGCCGGCTACATAGTGACCGGACGCAGCGACGCCGACCTCGTGCACAAGCGTGTCGACGACGTCGCCTACACCTGGGCCAACCCCTACACGGCGATGGCGGAGACCGCACTGTTCTCGGTGCGTCACATCTTCGACGACTACAAGTTGCCGCGCCTGGAATTTCTGTGAGAGGCGGCCGGGATGCCCTTCGGAAACCAAACCATCAGCTTCGTGAACCGCACCACCACCGGGGCGCCCGACGAACTCGGCAACTATCCACTGGCCGAGACGACGACGGACGCACCAGGTTGCCGGCACCGACCGCTGACGTTCAGCGAGACGGCGGAATTCCAGATGGACATCGCCACCCAGCCCTACAAGACGACGATTCCGATCGGTGAATACAGCGCGGACCTACGGGAACTGGTGCTGGCGATCAAACCCAACGACGTGATCCGGGTTACCGGCGTGGAGTTTCAGATCATCGGCGGGATACGACACCATCCGAACATGGACAGCAGTCCGTTCAAGGCGACACTCATCTCCAGGAGGCAGGTCGGATGACCGTACGACTCGAAACCCAGATCCTTCACGAACTCGAAACCGGTCTCCGCAAAGACGGTGAGGTGCACCGCAAAACAAAGGACTTCGCCAACGAGGTGAAGGACTACTGGGTCGAGTTCCAGGCACCGGCGCCGTGGAACATACGCCCGGAAACCATCGTCGGACACGCTGAAGATTGGCCGTACACCACCGGAGAATATGCCCACTCGATCAAAGTGCGACAGGGGCGCAACCCGCGCGGACAGTTCATCTCGTCCTGGGACGTATACACCCACAGTCCCATAGCGCATTTCATCGAATGGGGCACCGCGGAGGATGCGCCCGGCACCCACTCACCGTGGGGGCCCAACACCCCGACCTACCCGTACGCCCCAGCGGCTGCGACCGCGCACTTCTTCGGCGGGACGCCGGACTGATGCCGGGCCTATCTCCGTTCCACCGACATCGACCATCCGGTCGACCATGTTCGCACGTCGATGTCGAGAGCTGTCCCCAACAGCACCGAATCGCTGATCGACAACATGACCGCTTTCATCCACGGCAACGGCGGCGTGCCCGGCTCCAGGTGCCTGCGGATGAACTCGGGGGGCCGCTGCACCCACGAACCCAGCGGACCGTCGAACTCGACCACCCCGTCGACGATGAGCCTGACACTCATCGGACGGTCACCTTGTGCGGGCACTGGGTTTCGCGACGCTTCAAGCCACCGATCAGCACCGCGCCGTCAATGGCGATCGTCGGCCGGTCACTGACGGTAAGCACCAGCAGGGGATCGGCCCGCCCGCCGTCACAGCGACAGTGCACCGGAATCATCCGGGTGCCCTCGCCGTCCAGCCGGGCCTCCAGGTTGCGCAGCCGGATCAGCTCTTCGCGGTCCACGATCTCGCTGCCGCCCGCCGTCTCGATCAGGTGGACGATCGCCTCGGCGAGCAGTGTCGTGGTGACGGAGACCTGTTCGGCCACCTGTTCGGGCAGCCCGGCGGTGCGGAACACGGGCAGGTTGATCACCATCTCACCCCGGCTGTCCTCCGGATCGCCGGGATGTATCAACCCGGACGCCAGCGTCGCCGCGATCAGGTCGGCAATCGGCTTGTTCGGCATCGACCAACGATGGCACCCCCGAAAAGACGATGTCAACACCCTTGACGAGGGATCATGACCGAGCTGCTCAACGAGGACGTCGATGACGACGAAACCATCGTCGTCGCCTGGCTCACACCCAACCTGGCCACAGGACATGTCGCCAACACCCGCCGGTCTGGAGACCCGCTGCCGTTCTACCTGGTGACCCACATATCCAGCACCGACAACGTGGAAGAGTCGACCAGCGACTGCCTGCTGTCGGTACACGTCCTGACCCACAAGTCGGCGGGCGAACAGGCCTCCCGCGACGAGACAAGCAGGATGCACCGCCGGATGCTGCTGCTGGCCCGCCACAACGAAGCCGTCGCACTGGCCGGTGGCCGCACGGCCACCATCGACTGGACAGACGTCGCCCAACGCCCGAAGCGGGTGGAGTACGGCGACGAATTGATCC